GTTGTTCAGTGCGTCTTCGGCCAGATATTTCAGCTGCCGGAAGAAGCCGCGGTTGAAGTATCCCGCCAGCAGGTCGGAATAGGTCTGGTCTTCGCAGCTCACCGTGAAAGGCTTGCCCACAAAGTAATTCACCTTCTGGTCAACGGCCTTCGCATACTGGTTGTCGATGAGCTTGTTGTTGGGCAGATTCTTCACCGGCACAAGATTGCCGTCCCGCCCGATGGCCAACCGCTGGCGGTTCAGAATTTCGTGTCGCCCTTCGTAGTAGTCGGAGCCTTTTATCTGTGTCCCGCGCCGGGGGCTGGCTTTCCATTCCTTGATCTCAGCGGCGAATTGGTTCTCCGTCATACAGGTGGCACGCTGGACGATGAAACGGTTGATCTTCTCCATCACGCCGTTCACGATAAGATTCATGGATGTACCTCTCAGTCAAAGCTGTATGTCGGTCCGCGCTGGATGTCCTCCATCGCGTATCGCATGGCGTCCATCAGGTGGTTGAAGTCGTCGATGGGCCTGCCGGTCTTGTTGCCGAACTTATCCTTGGCCCATGTGTAGTTGGAAATTTCGGTCAGAAAATTTACGCAGCGGGGATGTACCACGATACGGAAGTTCTGGATGTACTG